CATTGAGGTAGTGTTATACAATAAAGTAAGAACATTTCCTGCAAGAGTACCACCTGCTGTAGGATCAGCAAAATTATAAATTATAATGTTATCGGTAACGTTGGTTATAAGAAGAATCTGATCAAGCTTTAAAGACGGGTAGTTTGTAAGTGTAATTTGCTTTGCACTAGCTGAAAATGTATAATTTGTAACAAGAGTCTTCACTGTTTAATATTTATAGAGCAATTGAGTAGGCAAGGGCCTGGGTTTTAGTTATTAAGTTATCTAAAGTAATTGTATTGCCATTAGATATAGAAATTTGGATAGAAGAAGGAGTATAAAAGAGAGTTTGGAAATCGCTGTCTGTAGAAAGATAAGCCCAAAGATCGGTTTGGGCAGATATCGTGCCTACAATAGAGCCCCATTGAGCTAAAAAGTCTATAACATTTACATTTACATTATCCCCGACGCTACTAACACTGACAGTTACGTTCTGAGCTGGCTGTTCATCTATGTTAATAACAACCCGATCTGTAAATGGTTCGACTCTAATTGCAGAAGCAGCTGCAAATATAGTAACGTCATAAGCAGTTAAAGTAGGAACAAAATTAAACGAAACACTAACCGAGCTTAAAGTAATGACTTCAATAGCCGGGTAAGCTAAAAGATTGGTCTGTGTATCTCTAACTGTAACCGAAACATCTTTAGTACCTAGATTGTGTGGTACTGTAAAAACACTATTAATCCCGTCGCCTATATTTGTAGAATAGGTGACAAGATCAGTTGCAGTGGTGTAGTTAAAAAAACAATCAGACATTCAATTATTCAGTAATATCAGGTGTTATAGTCCAGGTACCAGAAAAATATGTTTTAACAACTCCATTAGGATATGTAACTTGAAGATCGTATATATAAGTGCCGAACGGTATTTCGATCTTCTTAGGTGGAAATTGTATTAAACCGCCTGTAGGGTTAGTAATAACAATACCTCCATTATTTGTTGAAAGAGTTAATACTGTTGGTGTATCTACTTTTTGCCGAAAATCAGCTTTAATTGAAGCACCTGTTAAATTTGCTGGTATTCCGTTGACACTTATACAAATAGAATTAATACCATCCCAAGTATCACCTCTTTTGGCTGTAGGTATATCGTAAGTCATATACCTATATTTATGGAATTATTCTATTACTTGTAAGCAAGAACCCGGCCGTAAGTTAAACTAATACCTTGAATAACGGCTGAGAAGGTAAAATTAACTGGCAACTCAATAGCAGTTAATGTCTGAACAGTAGCTGTTGAAACATTTGTTGCTGTTAAACCCGAGATTCTACAAGCTGAAAGTACTTGAATAGAAGAATAAGGACCTGTTGAAATGGCTGTTGGAGATACTAAATCAAACCCGTTACCACCACCAGCACCACTACCACCACCGACAATATATGCTGCTTTAGCAAATAGAGGTCTTCCGGCGCCTTCCATTGGAATCCAAGAAAAGGTCTCGGCCATTCCTGGGTTGTAGGTGGCTGTTAAAGCTGGTGTTGTAGTAAAAATCGGTGTTGCCATATATTATATTTATGCTGGAGGGGGTGTTGGGGTACCAGCTCCAGTTGCCTGTGTTGGAGGTCCTGCTTCTGGAGGAGCTCCGGCTCCACCTTCTGCGCCAGGAGCACCACCGGTTTCAGCGCCTGCTTCAGGTGCCGGTGCAGTTCCGCCAAATTCAGGAATTTCAGAACCACCTGCAGCACTTCCGCCACCTCCACCGCCAAGTTCACTAGGAGCTGCTCCACCCTCCGGTGCAACACCGGCCTGAGCTGCTAGCTGCTCTCTCCAGTTAGGTCCTGAACCTTCAATCTGTGCTAGTTCCCAGCGAAGAGCAGCATCCTTCTTAATCCACTCTCTATTCTCTTTCATCTGTTCATCAGACCATTGCATGTAATACTTCTGGGCATAAGAAGGTGCGATAGAAGCGTTCTGAGTAGCAGTGTTAAAGTTATCAAACTTGATCTGTAAGAGCTGCTGGTCCCGCATCGCCATGAAGGATGTAGGGACATTAAATTCTAATTGTATAGAACGCTCACGAAGCTTATACTGCTTCCAGAAACCTTTCATCTTGAGGTGTGCAATAAAGGTCTCGCGAATACCCATTGCAAACTGTCTCTGAATACGGATAATAAAACGAGCAAATCTTAACTCCTCTCTGGTAATCTCAGCACCATCCTTAAAAGGTACATCATTCTGCATGAAGCGTGAGGTAGGCACTTTGAGAGAGTTATAAAGCTTCTTAAGGAAGTAGTTGAGGTCATCAAGTTGTCCTAAGTTCTGACCAGCTGGAAGAGTATCAACTGTAGAGCCATTACCCTGTGCGTCTTTGGTGAACCAATAAGCATCAAGCATGGATTGCGGGTCATAGATGTTAGTAACTCGACCACCTGAGCCTTGAGAGGAGTCAAAATTCTTTTTAGTCCAATACGACTGCATGAGGCGCTTGAGATAAGCTTCAGCCTTTGGTGGAGGCATGGAACCAGTATAAATAGTAAATTTCAGACGTTCAGGTGCTCTTACCAGACGGTAGATAACAATTGAGTCTTCAATTAAGGATAGCTGACGATAAGCTCTCTTGGCATTCTCAATAAAGGGCAGACGGATTGATTTAAATTCATTCCAAATACCGGATTGAATATAAGTGACCTGAGCTTTATTCATGAAGAATAGCTCTTCTTGATCTTTACGATTCATCGAGGTAGCCGGTCCGACAACAGGCTTACGAATTAAAAACCCTTTAATAAGCTCGTTCTGAACATTCTGATAAACTGGATTAATAAGCTCAGTAGGAATGGAAACGAGACCGATAATACCTAAATCCTTCTTATCTTCTACAATAATATTTTCAAAATATAACTCACCATCAATAAGGAACTGTCTGAAGTACTCCCAGCCCTTATCCTCCAGGTCAAATATCTCTACAAACTTCTTATATTCCCTTTCAATGTTATCTTTGACCTCTTTGGTGTAATTGCCTCTTAAATTAAAATTAACAATAACATCGTTCTCATCTTTAACAATACACTCATCACAAATCTCATCAACACAGTCAGCCAATTCAGCAAAGGCTGCCATACGGCGATAATCCTGTAAACGTCTTGTCTTATCCTTATCGACATTAGCATAGATAAAGGCTTGGTAATCTTTATTAATTTGTAAAGCACCAGGGGTACCCGGACCAGAACCAAAAGATAATTCTGGGTCATTTAAAAAAACGGACTGATCCTGGATGAGCTCTTCTCTTTTAGGTGCAACTTTACGGAAATCTTGGAATCTTGGATTCCGTTCCATCATTGAGTCTAAGATCTGATAAGCGTAAGGAAGTCTTGAAACAAACGCACCAAGAAGAGATGTAGAGGGAAACGCTTGGTCTTGAACAGGTCCTGTAGTAGAACCCGGAATAGCATTATTATAGGTATAAGCCTGATGAATCATGTATATTATTTAAGGTTTTAGTTGTATTCTTCAAATAAGATTATACTATATTTGCATGGAATCCAATATGCATTTAGAAACAATACTATGGCTTAATAAACAGATTGATGATATTCATGCACAGTCCGTTCTTGTTGGAGAGTTATTAATGGATGAAGACGATCCTAAAATTATCGAGAAGTATGACAACAAACTAGCCGGGCTGGAAAAAGAGCTTAACAGTATTAATAATAAGATTGAATTAGAGAGAAAACTTTTAGCAGGCATCCTATGAGAGTAGAATTAAAATCCGTAACTCAACCCGTTCAAGAGCTGCAAGATAAAGGCATTAAGACCACTGAAGACTTTATAGTCTACTGTGCTCGAGTATCTAATCCTTCTAATCAGCTTAATACTGAAACAAGTGAGAAGTTAATTAACTACTGCATTAAGCATCAGCATTGGTCTATCTTTGAACAAGCCTACTGCACCTTTGAGATTGTAACAAGTAGAGCTATTGCAGCACAGATACTCCGTCATCGTTCATTCACCTTTCAAGAATTTAGTCAGCGCTATTCAACAGCTACAGAGCTTGAGGAGCTACAATTCCGTCAACAAGGTAAAACTAATAGACAGGTCGGTGATGAAGACTTCCCTTTAACCCAGCACTGGGATACAGCTGTACATATTAAAGAAGCACAACAAAAATGTCTCGATGTCTATGAAGAGCTTCTTAAAGTGGGAGTGGCTAGAGAGTGTGCCCGGATGGTCCTACCTCTTAATACTCAGACCACTCTCTATATGTCTGGATCAGTTCGTTCTTTTATTCATTACATTCAATTGAGAGCAAAAGAAGATACTCAAAAAGAGCATAGAGATGTAGCTCTTGAGATGAAAAAAATATTTGTAAAATCCTTTCCTACTATTGCAAAAGCTCTAGAATGGAATTAATATATTAACATTATGCACGGACGATTCCCAACACATAACAAGTACTACCTTGCTACTGAACTCTTCCCTTTCCTTTCAAAAGAAGAGAAGCGCCTTGTGTACTTCCCCACTAAGGAAGAACGTAAAGGTATTAAGTTCACTAAAAAGGATCTTCGTCTCTCAAGAGAGGATGAAGAAATTCTAGATAAACATAGAGCAAAGTAATATGACTCCATCAGCAGCAGGGAAAGGAGACGATTACAGAAAAGTAAAAGTCTCAAAATACGTTAAAAACTTTGACAAAATTAAGTGGTCAAAGGATAAAAAACAGCCTACAAAAGTTCATAAAGGTAAACAGATTTACGTGTATTAATTCAGTAAATTTGAATAAATATTAATAGCTCAGAAAATTAAAAGATAAAGCTTATTTGTTGTTGTCGTAACTTCGAATAAGCTCTTTTAGTCTTTCAAAGGCTAATAAATGTTTGAACAATCAATAGGTTTAATACTATTCTGTTTATTAATAGTATTAGTTGCCGTTAAAGAAGGGGTTAATAGAAACCTTTAATTTGTGACCTGGATACCATCGGACCAAGGTCTGAGTTCTGGAAGTGTTAAAGGACTGGTATAAAGTTCTTTAATGACGTATTGTGTCAATTTGCCATAACCTGCTAGATTCTCAACAATAATATCTACACTGCCAGGTATAGCAGCTGATAGCATTGTGAAGGAGAGATAATTACCTTCACTGTCAGTTGTATAATCAGTAGATAAAAGCTTTACAGCATTAAAAGATGGGTAGGTAGCTGATAGTTTAGGTGATGCTGAAAAAGGATTCTGTAAAGTTGATTGCGGGTAAGGTGACCCGGATAAATAAACATTAGCTATTCTAAATAACCCCTTACCATAAACTTCAATAGTTCGGGTTGTACTAACCGGAACTATTACTGTTGTAACTCTTCTACTAAGATATGTTGTCATCTTCCAACAATTAATTGAGGTTGAGGTTGACCGGATAGTACAGAACGCTCTGTTGTATAGTTAATATCATTCTTAGTATTAAGCTCTGACATTGTATACTTGGTTGTAAGTTCAGACAGAGTTGAGAAGTCTGCTGTAATGTTAAAGATAGTAGCATCGTTCTTAACAGGTGCTGCCTTGAAGAGCCATCCTTTAAAAGTAAATGAAGTTGTACCCTCTACTCTTGCAACTGTTGTAGCGTTAATATCATAAGGGTAATTAGCAGTAACATTACCAGACCAAAGAACCTGGGAACGAATCTCTTGGTCAGGCATTGAAGGTGTACGCCATGATATAACAATATAAGGATCAAAGTAAGGAATAAAATTTGTAACAATCTGATCAAAGTCTTCTTGAAATCTTGTTAGGATTGTCATGTTAATAGTTAAGTCAATAGGTACAGGTTGTAGTAATTTTTTAGCTACTGTAGGATCAGGGTTAGCCATATACGAACCTTGAATCTTATTAAAGACTCTATTAGGATCTCTAGTAATACCTCCATTAGTCAAAGCTACAACAGGTAGTTGAATGTTCTGAGCCTTATCTAATAAATCTGCTAATACACGCTGCTTAGGGGCATAAACAAATCGACAGCGAATAGAATCTTGAGGTTCTCTAAATTTATTATATCTTTTAACAACAATATCGTCCATAGCACTTGCGAACATAGTGATCATGGTTGAAATTTCGAAATCGTAAGTATACTTTCTCACTTATATTATTTAAGTGAATCTTCTTCTCCAGCTTCTAGGATATACTTTAAGACCTCGAGCTGTACTTTAGCCTTCCCTTTAGGACACTTCTTATCACTAACAGCGTCTAAGATCTCACTAGACCTCTGATCAACATACTCTTTAATAAACTCTAATACCTTAGAACCTCTAGTAGACATATAAATTTTAGCCTCAGCTTTACAGATCTCTTTATAATCAGGACTATCAGGATCTACTTCTCCTGATTCTATCTTTTCGCGAAACTGCTCGAAGTACACATCCTCCCTCCCTTTATAAAACTTCTTTATAGCTTTACGAAAGAGTATAAACTCGTCTTCTCGAATCTGTTCTATATCTACGACCATAAGAACAATTATGGCCTAGAAAAGATTAATGCTACTTATAATATCTCAAGTAAACAGACTCCGGGTCATGGTAAAAGTTGAGAGGTAAAATCTTATCAGGCATCCTTCGAACAATCTTTGGATTGTTGTAAGGGAAAGGATACCATTTGCGATCTCTCATGGTGATCCAATAAGAGAAGAGATATGAATTAACCTGCCGGCGATATCGAGTCATATCGATATCTAGTCTATACTTCTTAATCTTCTTCTCTGTTCTCTTCTCGCAATCCCATTCCAGTTCAATCGTATCTTTAAAAGCCTGAATAACTCGTTCTTGAGAATAATTCGTCCCTGCACACCACTTCTCAATCATAGTAATCCCGGCATCAGCCTTTGACCACAGAGGATGCTTCTCTAAGAACTGATCCATATGACAGGACTCGTGGACTAGAATATCTACCCAATCCTCTTTTTGTGCTGCTACTTTGAGATCAGTGTCGTCAAAATAACCTGAGCATTTAATGCCATCAGTCTCAACAAGCTTGTCAGGTACAAGATGAAAACCGATGCCATGCTTTTGGCAGTCTACGGCAATCTTTGCTACAAGCTTTTGAACATTTGTCATACATCTTGTCCTTGTGAACGAGCTAAAGCTACAATATCTCTTACAAGTGAATCTCTAGTGTTAGGGAGCTCAAGGCCAAACCTTTTAAGCTTCTCTGTTGACAGTACACAATTAGATCTGTTAGCTTTGGTATTAAGATCTTTAAGTTCAATAAACTTCCAGTTTGGATTCTTTAATCCGTGCTTCTCCAGTAACCAAACAACTTCTTCAGCTTTAACCGGCTCGGGATTAACGACGTTGTAAATTCCATAATCAGGGCGAGCTGCGATAAACTTTACAATAAACTTATCAAAGTCATTAAGCGAGGTAACAGAGTTAAGCTCGTTAATGAGAGTATCGTAACCAAGTAACTTTGAAAAATAATTTTTACGAGTTAAGACTCCGGTAAAAGGAATTCTGATTCTCAATCCATAGCACTTATAACCCTTAGCAAAGGTCTCAAATACATGCTTACATTTTGAGTAATAAGAAGAGTCATTAGAGAACATTCCAAAGTTAGGAACATCTTCTTCAGTATACTCCTTATCGTAGCCAGAGTAAATGCACCCTGAACCTATATGAATAACAGGGATCGAAAAAGCATTACATATCTTAACCACATTTAACGGATACAAGACATTATAGTTGTAGCAAAGCTCTTTGTTATCTTCGCAGGCATCGACGTTAGGAACACCTGTATAGCCAGAACAATTAATAACTGTTCTAATATATCTATCGTTCTCGTTTATGAACTCCCGAAACTTATCCGGGTCAGTATAATCAAGATCAGCCTGAGAGAAGATTCTATGCTCTATATTATTAGCTCTGAAGTACTGAGCAAGATGATTACCGACAAAGCCCTTACCGAGAATAAGATGAAACATAGAATATAGTTTATACTAAATTAAACTATATTCAACTTCTTTGAATGCTTCTAAATCCTTACCTCCAGCATAAGAAATAGCAGAGGTAAGATCTTGGTGAACCTCTTTAAGCTTTTGCTCGTACGTCATACCATTCATAGGCATTGACAAGGTCCGGCCTTCAATGTTCTTCTTGTTACCATTCATCGAAGAAGCAGAACCAAAATAAAGCTTCTTAGTAGGATCGGTAGGATCGACCATAGCCGGAGAATCAATACAACGGGCGAACATAGAACCAGCCATAACCATATCAGCTCCTGCTACTAAAGCTTTAGCAATGTCTCCGTTACAGGAAATACCTCCGTCAGCGATAATAGCCGGGGTAACCTGATCCATAAGCTCTTCTCTTGTCTGAGCAATATCCCTCACTGTCGAAAACATCGGAGAAGCAAAACCTGTCTTATTGTAAGTAATGCATGATGCGCCGCAAGCAATACCTACTTTAGCAGCTTGGATATAAGGAGCCATTCTGATGTAAGCAGAAGTAGTAGCTATATTACCACCAATAATAAACAAGTCCGGGTTGAAGGTCTTCTTATAAAGATTTAAATACCGAAGCATTCCCATAGTCTCAGAATGATCTCCATGGGCAACGTCAACAGTGACGAAGTCAAGTCTTAGCTTCTCTTCGGCAATAGTTGCAATCATGTCTACATCCCTCTTCTTAATACCAACAGAGATAGAGATGAAGGGAAGAAGATCTTTACATTTATTCATCCTACGCATCCAATTAAGAGTTTCATCATACTCATAGAACCTATGCATGATATAAAAATAACCATTCTGGGCCAACCACGTAGCCTTGGTCATGTCAATACATGAGGCCATATTAGCAGGTACCAAAGGAAGTTTAAATGTAAACTTACCAAAGTCTACAAACGTGTCAGCTTGTGACCGAGATTCAAGTTCAGAATAGTTGGGTACTAAATGTACGTCTTTATAGTTTAACGATTTCTTCATTTTCATTATCTTCTAAATCTTCGTCAGGATCAAATCCGTAATGCTCTATGGCATGCTTCTTACACCGGGATACATACCAACCGTTAGTATAAACCTTGCCTGGCTCTCCACACTCTTCACAAACTTTACTGGACAAAAACTCTACATAGTCAATAGCGTTCTCAACTCTATCATAATATTTGTTAAAGAGATTATCGGTCTTAACACTATCATCGAGCTTACTCTCAATCTCATCCCAGTTATCAATACCGTTACCAATCCAATACACCCTCATGGTGCCGTACTTCTCTTTAACCTGGGTAAAAGAAATATCTGGATTCTTTATGTACATGTAGCCGTAGTTCTCTTTGGTCTTAAGCTCTGGTTTAAGTAATACAAGCTGCTCCCCTGTAGAAAGAAGAGTTAGATAATCACAAAGGTCGTCAAAGATCTTATACCACCCGTCCTGAAACTCACAGCCAAAGCACATGAGAGACTCTTTAGGTGACTTAAACCTATCTTTAAACAAGACAGGGTACTTCTCAATTAATTTATTTTGTAGCTCTGGTGACATTTTATGATGCTAAGTAGATTACCTTCTTTTGAGGTTTAGTATCTTTATCATAGACCTGTTCGTAAGCTCCATAATACCAAGCCGGTTCTGGATGGTCTATAACATCTAAACACTCAACACTCTTTACAAGGTCAAAGCCACCTTCGTAACCTGCTACAACTACCTCTTTGTACTGATCTTCTTTTAGAAGTTGTGATACTAATTGTCTAACTGTCATGTCTTAATGTTTTGTTATTTGTTAAATTTGTAACCCGAGAAGAAAGTTTATACTTAGATTTCTCTTCAGGGATAGGCTTCGTTGTAAACCTGCCATCTATGATTATACCATAATCCTTCTCAGTATCCAGGTTCCAACTTTCATAAGGCTTATTCATGCCCAGACATTCTGGTTCCTTACATCTTGTATGCCCGACGATCTGTTTACCAATAGCTTCTGAACACTGAAACTCATTGTTCCAATCAAGCCATGTTACACCACCAACGTTACAGTCCCCACCTCGGCAAAACCCAGCACCGGAGATAAGATAATTGTGAGGTCGAGTGAAGTCTCTAAAGTTCTTCCAAACAACGGGAATAATCTTATCAATGAGATCATCAGCAGTCAGACCATAAGGAATATGCTTCTCAGACAAACCTGCATGAGAGAGAGTAAAGCCCTGGGTGCGATGAACAATCTTGAAATGCTCCGTAAAGAACTCATCCTTCAACCCCCGGTCATAGAACTGATGCCGGAACTTCTTAGCCTTTGAAGCTGTAAACCCGGAACAATAATACTTGATAGTCTTAGATATTCTATTAGAAGAGTAATCCTTGTTCTCGTGAATATAGGACAGGTCATGATTACCAATTAAGAATACAAACTTATCCTTATACGGATGATCCAAAACCATGTAGCGAAGGAACTCGCAGGTCTCTTCAAATGCCGTAACCTTTGGAGGCTCAAAGAAAGAGTCAAACCAATCACCAAGAAAGACAACTTCATCGTAAATCTTCTCTGTATTGAGAATGTTCCTTACTGACTGAACGCGCTGATGAACGTCCGGGATAACAATAGTCTTCATTTTAATTCGTTTAAAATCTTATCTAACTCTTCTGAAGTTACTCTTTTGTATGTAGTATTATCGCGCTTTGGTCCGGAAAATTCAAGCAAATATTTGAACCAATAGATAGAAAACTTCCAGTACTTGCCTCCGTTAAAGAAAGAAAACTGCGGAATTGGCTTTGAATCAAATAAAGGCACCCAATCAAACCAAATATTAAGAGGTCCTATCTTCATGTCCACATATGCCTACGCCACTTAACAAGTTCAATTAATACTTCAGTGTCCTTGTCTTCCATTTCTTGTTCCAGCTTTTCGACCTTCTTATAGTTAGGGTAAGCATTGTCAATTTGCTTCTCAAGAACTTTGCGGTAAGAGGTAATATATGTATAAGCCCACTCTAGCCATTTAGTAAATTTTAAAGAATCTCCTCCTGTACCTTCCCAGTCTACGATCCCGTCTTTATATTCATCTTCGTAAAAAGATTTGATAATCTCAAAATTAACTTCCTGAAGAACATGATCAAGGTCCATCCAATGACGAGGAACTGCCTTACGGATTCGAGAATGCTTAGGTGCCCAGATAGTCTTAATTTTGTTATAATAAAATTCTCTAATTGGGTAAGGAATCCGGCTAATAATATTATAACGGATAAACCAGCCAACTCGGTCTTGCCAAGTAGATTTATAGCCAAGCCAATCTGGTGGTCTAACAGTGTTAATATCTATGTTAAGCTTTTTCATTTGTTTGTTTCTTGTTCTATTTTAGATTTTTCATACCCTTCTAACCACTCTGTTACAGCGTCAAAACTCCAATTGATAGACTTAGGAACAGCATCATTAAATTCTTTGTATAGTTCTTTGAAGTCGCCCCACATCCTTGGATCAATACTACAGCATGGTGCATTACTTCCAAACATAATGAGTGCTTCGTCGACTTGATTGTTATATTCTTTTTGAGATATTCCTGCCATACTCTAACAATATTAGTAGCTATTTCTAGGAACGGCAACTAAAATATTAATATGAAAAAGGTACTCAAACCTGCCAAACCCGAAGAGGTAGTCTATTATTCAGACTTCTCGGGGAAACTCCTTGAACATAACATGGTTCCAGTGACTGTCAAGATTGAATGCGGTTACGGTTCTGAATATGATGGCTCATCTGTAGAGCTTCATTTAACTGATAAGGGATTGAATAATCTTCTGGTTTACCTTAAAGACAGGCTCTGCCAAGAGACTAAAGAAGAATTAAAAAGACATATAGATTTTAATTGCCAATCTTCAAAAGATGGTTATAATAATGACCTGTTACAAAAACTAATATGAAACAACCTATTGCTAAAACTGTTCTTAAAAAAGAAGACTACTATATCCAGTTTACGGATGAAGAGATGGCCGAGCTTAACATTGAACCTGGTCAAAAATTTAGCTGTGAACTTAAAGATGGAGGATTGCAACTTACACCTTTTGCTAAAGTAGAACTCGAGATGGGCGACTGGCCTAGAGAAGTCTTAGAACTTCTTATTCAAGAATCTTGCGAACGAGATGTATCAGTTAACGAAGTCATTTGTGACTTGTTGAAAGAGGTGATTAAAGATGGAAACATTTAATATTGTTTGGAAATTTGCTGTTATTGGCTTCTTACTGGCCATCACGGTATCATTAGGTATGATTAAGTTTAAGATCGATGATATTGAGAAGCTTTTAATAGTTCCAGATATCGAGCTTCCTCAAGATGGCCGGGAATAGAATATCATTTGAAGAATACGGTCTAAGACTAGCTGAGGTAGCAGCACAAAGATCTGAAGACCCTAGAACTAAAGTGGGCTGTGTGCTCTTTAGACACGATGGCACAATAGCTAGTCTGGGGTATAATGGCGCCCCTTCTGGAGTAGAGATGACGTGCTGGGATAATCGAAAAGAAAAAATACTTCGTGTAATTCACGCAGAGATAAATTCACTTCGACATGTTAAGCCAGGGGAATGTTATATGGCCGCTGTAACCTATTCGCCCTGTAATGACTGCTTAAAATCATTAGCAGCTTATGGCATTAAAAAGATAGTCTATAGAAATGAGTACAGGTCGAATATACCTTACCCGATGGATACTATTGCTAAAGAATTCGGAATTGAACTAGAGCAAATTACTTGCTCTTGTGATACTTCTTCTTAACAGCTTTAACCGGCTTCTTTACTTCTTTCTTCTTTGTCTTTTTAGCTTCGGTTAAAAATTGGCCAACAATGGCGTTGAAGTGTGGTGTATTTAGTTCCATAAAATTAGTCTTCGAAACCGAGGTTCATTGATCCGGGTTGGGAAGCCATATAATCTTTATAAACTTTACCAAATGACTTCTCAAACTCCTTACGACCAATCTCTTCGATGTCTCCATCTTCACGCTCTAAGGCTTCAACGTCTTGATCTGAATTAGCTGCTGAAGCATATTTGATAGCCCCGGCACGAATAAGAGCTGAAGCAGCCTTTGTAGCAGAACCTACATCAGTACCACCTCTTTGAATTGCCTTTACAAGGTCTTTACCTTTTTGAACTTGGTCGGCAATGTTCTCAATTCTACTGTAATATGTCTTGAGGTCGTCTGAGAGCTCAACACCAGCAGCTGACATCTCATCAGGAGTTAAAATTTCGTATTCAGCTTCATCGAGGTAACGAGCAGCCTTAGGTGCTTTAGGAGCAGCTGGCTTGCCGTTCTCAACTGACTCTTCTTCAGCATCAGCTACGGCTGCTTTAACTTCTTGTTTAGAAACTCTAGCACCGTACTCCTTCTTAGCATCACCGAGCTGTGAGATGACTCTGGCTGTATAACCTGCAACAGCTTTACCAGCACCAGGGATCTTAACACCAGCTGATGATTCAATACCCTTAACAATCTCAACAACGGCATTAGAGATAGCTGCGCGATAAGCGTCTTCGTTGTTAGCTGGATTCTCACCACCAGGGAACACCTTGTCGTACAAGTCTTTAGAAATCATGTCAACAACTTCTTCTTTAGACTTACCTAAAGCATCAGCTAGCTTACCAATGAGGTAACCGCCACCAGGTGCTGTACCAATGCCGGATTTCAATGAACCTGCAAATGTTTCGTATTCAGCACCAACAGGTGTAAGTTCGGTTAGGAGTTGTCCAAAAAGTGAATCAAAATTCTTTGTTGCCATATGTATATTATTTATACGATCTGGGCCTGAATCTCTAGAATCTTATTGTAATACTGAGAAGGATTAATGTTCTTAATCTTCACTTTAGCTAGTCTACTATTAATCTCTTCATCCAAGCCACACAAGCCCTGAATGCGATAATCAAAATAGGCCAACCCTTCATGAGGGTACTCTTCAACTTTATAAGGAATAGGAATCTCAAATGACTCTTTATTGTTCTTTGAAGTAAGAAGTGTAATGTGCAGGTAGTAATGGGCTCGTTTAAAAAGAACGAGACGTCCTTGCTTTACTGTTTTCTGCCCTAAAATAAATTTAATTGGCGCTTGAAGATGTCTTTGCAAATATGACTCCCCGGGAATCTCTTCTAGAAATGTTGATGCTACGGATATCATAAATTATTTGTTCATAAAGGCGGCCTTCTGCTGTCCGGGCATTGGTGCAATAGACTCATTAAAATACTGCCACCACTCTTTAGGATCGGGAGATGTCTTAATAACAGCAATCACCTCGACGTCGTTACAGTTAATGGTTCTATAGGCCTGCATAAAGATATCCCAAGTAATGATTAAATTCTTCTGGGCTGGGTTATACTTAGGTGATTGAGTAGCAGGTTCAAAGTTAAGAATATTACGACCAAGAGTTGACATAAGAAGGCCTCTATCATTGGTGCAAAGCATCCGGCGATAATCCCCAAACCCAGCCTTCTCAATTCTTCTTCTAAATCTCAGCTCAACAACATTAGTCATCAAAAGCTGAGCTAATGCTGCACGGCCTAATCTCATTTTTTCTTTTTCTTTTTACTATCAACAACCTCAGCTTTACCTTCACTGATAGGTTTGCAGATGCCAAAAATACGCTCTTCAGATAAGAAGACAAGCATCTTGCCATTCTTCTGAATTGATTGAAGACCTCTATCACCAGGGAAGATAACTACATCTCCAACCTTGACCTGCTTGCAAGCCGGGCCTGCGAGAGTAATCTTAGCAACTCGCCAAGCTCTATGATCGACAACCTGATTAGGTAAGATAATGCCATTACGCATTAACGACTTACCGTCAGGTGCCACATCTGCATACTCAACTGCTATGACGTTTGATAACAGTTCTACGATTTCATAATCCTCTGGGAGAGGAACGTCTTTATAATCTTCGGGTGCGATTCCATTTACATTAGCCCCTAAGGAGGCCATTGAGTTAGCTATCATATATGTTTAAATTTAAGTAATTTGTTCTCTAAGTTCAAGTAATACTTTGATCTCTCTCTCAGACATCTCCATATTGGAAGCTAAGAGAGATATTTTATCATCCTCTTCAGTCTTCTCTTCTTTGACCTTCTTTATGTATTTGATAAAAGGTACTTTAGATTTAGGATAAAGCTTAAGGAGTAATTTATAATGTAACTCCCTATCAATATTGCCTAAACTATTTACACTTTCATTAATAGCTCCACAAATTTGTGGACTAATAAAAGATAGCCACCTGTTAATAAGATATGATATATAACCTTCAAGTGGTAAGTTACCTTTCTTGTAGGTAGTTATATCCTTTATGTAATCGAATATTGTCATATATTAAAAGTATAGTGTTGTGTTTTGTATCCTTGTTCTTTTATAATTTGCTTTTTTGTTACCATGCCCTTAAGAGTTAATCTAACTCTACTTGTTGTAACATTACACATTGATGCAACATATGCTTTAATATCTTTAGCTTGACACCTGGGATGATCTTTAATGTAAGCAATTATGCTATTTTTTACAATATCTTCAAGCGAAAATTGTGGTAAAACATACCTTATATCATTTTTACTATAATATAATTTTTTAAGTTTATTTTGTTTAATAAGTTTATTGAGTCTATCTGATACAATTGTAGTTTTACCTTTACTGTTTATAATATCTTTTACATGTTCTCTTTTAACGTAGCCGTTTATTTTAACAAACTCTATTATTAGATTATAATCTCTCTCTCTTTTATTATTATAAAAAATACTTTTTGATTGTTGTATTTTTTGTTTTGTTCTTGATGAAAGTTTATAACAACCTTTAAGGCCCTTGTTCCAAACTTTACGGCCTTTTAGGGATGCTTTAAGTTTTTGACGGGCTGTTTCTGTCATGGGTATACCTTTATTCCAAGGCGTCTTACCCTTTTTTGCAATACTCATTTTCCGGCAAGATTCGGGATGCATTTTACCGCCACTGCCTCCTTCCCGGAGATTGCAGTATTGGTCATCATTGAGTGCATCATGTAGTTGTATATGTCGAGCTCTGCTTGATTTAATTCTTCTTGGGTGTTACAAAATTCAAGTATAGAACGCTTCCAATGACCGTGATATTTGTTTGAAAAGAAGCTGTCGCTAAAAATTTTACCAGAACCTATGTACCCATCATCAATAGTTCCAACATGTTGACCTATATACTTCTTGTATTTTTTAGCTTCTGGATGTGTATTTTCCCAAAGATAAACAAATCCGTGATATAAATCGTTCACATATATATTTATACCAAAATTTTGGTAGTTGCAACGAAGACATCCTTTAAGATACTATAGAAAATGCCTTCAACGTCTGTCATGAAGTGACGAGCTTGGTCATCATCAAGTTCGGTTGAGTAGGCAAAGTCGGGTGCTCTTTCACCAGCATTGATATTAATACCGAGGTGGATCAAGACGGCTCCATTCTTCTCAGCTGCAATACTAACTGAAGCCTTCTTAGGGCCATTATCAGTCTCGATCATGATATCATCACCATCTACATAACCTTCCTTGTTGAGATACTTTCCGCAGAGCAAAGAGCCAACCTGAGCATTAAGTAAACGTTGGAACAAGACACCACCCCAGATATCCTTATTAGGAATCTCCATAATAAAGTTCATAGCCATATCTGAATAGATGTAGTCCTTATTGAGAGAATCTTCCAAGTCAATAAGGTTAGCTGTTACTTCCATTGGAGCAATAAACGAAACAATATTACCTAATGGGTTAACTTCTTTCTTAAAAAACTTGTAAGCAAAGCGGTCGTGGATCTGAACTCCGCCGTATAAATCTTCACCGAATACTTCTTTTAGTAGTTGTCTATTAATAATCATAGTGTATAAAATATAAAGGCTATTCAGACTTCTTCAAGGCATTTTGCCAACTATCTTTAAAAATCTTATTAGACTCTTCCCATTCTGGAGTCATAAACGAGTTGCCCAGACCGTGATGCAGAACTGAAATAGGCATTGTACCCATCTTAAGCTTCTTTTCATTAGCCAATAAACAGGAAGCAATATCATAGTGATGAAACTTATGCCGTTCATCAAACTTCCAATCAGCTTCTAAAGCTTTTTCAACATCTACGGCCAGAAACAGTCCATCGAGTACCAGACAGCGCTGAGGAGTCGGGCCAAAAAGGGTGGTAATTTGTCGGGAACTATCTACTTTGATCTGATTGCCTTCTTGCCAACATAAAGGGTGACTTACCGAACCCGAAAACGATTCACGAGGCGCACATGTATGCCACAAATTCTTATCTTGAATAGAGAACTGAGCACTACCAGCAAGCCCGGTAATATCCCAAGGTGATTCGTTTAACTTCTCAACTAAGAATAAATCATGAATCTCTAAATCATCATGAACAAATAATACAATCTTATCTCTGTTCTTCTCAATCAAGTAACGATTGTAAACTTCAGGTAAACCTGTTGAGTTATCTTTTACAATTTCAAAGTCAAATAAAGCTCCATTATAACGAATATCGTTAAGAAGTTCTAAAGATAGGGCAAGAGGTCTCTGTTTAAACTCTTCTAGAGTCTTAGTCTTTGTTGCTGTTACGAGTAATACTTGTTTCATAAAAGGAAGTACGGGTTGTCGTATTTGAAGGTCTGATATTCTTGAAAACCCATTCCATTAAATTTAAATACAATTCCATCTTTATCAACTGGAGAAGAGCCTTCAAAGGCAACAGAACAAAACGAATCTTCGTTCATATGAAGAGAGGAACCAGCTTTGACTAAAAAGATATCTCCGGTAATAGAATTATAGATCCAAGAGGTTAACAAACCCTTATACTTTTCGTATGTCTGTTTAAAGTTACCATCTGACCAACATAAATGGTAAGGTATCATAGCAGAGTCGGTATTAAAAGCCATACAAGTAGCAATTGTCTTTAGTTCTTGAAAGTTCTGAATGATACCGTTATGCCCTACAAACCAATGCTTATAAGAGAAAGGATGTGTAGTATTAGGAGAGAAGTCTTGACTTGTTGTATTGGTAGGAGCCCGAGAATGAAACAAACAATAGATGGGAAACTCTTCAGTCTCTTTTAATTCCTTTTTAAGATAGTCAAGCTCAAATACTTCCTTCTGTTTAAGTAGAACAAAATTGTTCTTAGTGACACCTAAGAACCCTGATGATTGATAACCTCTATCGAGTCCTAGCTTATAGAGTTCATGAGCCTTCTCAAGAGAAGACGAGCCACTTATCGCACACATTAAGACATTATAGGCTGACAACCATACTTGTTCCAGTCAATGTCTACGGCATACTTAACCGGGTCAATTAACTTTGCCTTTACCCAACCCTGAATACGACTTGAACAGGCCGGACAAGTACCACAAGCTATCTCTTCTCCATTGTAGCAAGTTAAGGTCTTAGAAAAATCAGCTCCTAATTCAATTCCGTATTTAAAAATCTCTTCTTTAGAGAGCTTGATAAGAGGAGCCTCAACTTGAATCTTATAAAGTCTATTGAGGGCTAAACAGTCATTGATCCTTTTTAAGAATTCCCTCGTACCGTCCCAGTGCCCGGAGGTGTCATCTACCAAAGCTGCTCCATATAGAACAGTTTCACAGCCTCGAGATTCAGCATAAGCAGCTGCAATTGAAAGCATTGTCATATTGCGATTAGGTACGTGGGACTTATTCTGAGCCTCCCCAATAACGTCTCGCATCTTAGGTACATCGATGTCTGGGTTAGTAAGAGCAGAAGAGTCTGCAAGCTTGGCATAAAAAGTCAGATCAACAATTGTATGCTGCTGAATCTTCTGACCTTCCCCGACTCCTAAGTCAGCTGTATAGTTAATAGCCTTTTCAATCTCAAGCTTATGGCGTTGATTGTAGTTATAGGTTAAACAATAAACCTCTTCAAAGTTCTTAATAGCATGATGAATAATAACTGTACTATCAGCACCACCAGAAAAAATAACTACACATTTAGACATATGTAATCATTATAGATTACTTTAGAAGGAAATCAAACTGTTTGAATTATACTTGCAGAATAATTACTAGACGACTTAGCTCGAGTAATTTGATTAGCAACACAAGAAACAAGTATTTGTGTTGTACTTGCTGCAGATATTATTGGGTTCATTATAAACCCGTGAGGTCCTACCGATGTATATGTTTTAGCTGGTAGAAGAGTGTGTACTGCTGCGGCTCCGGTATTTAGCTCGCGTAAATCTCTAGCTAAATAAGGGTTACCAGGATCTGTATTAGGGGCCCCAGCGTGTGCTATTCCTTCCAAAATAGAAAATGGAGCATTACCGGAAAGACCAATTGTGTACTGAGCTGCTGCGACACTTGATAGTATAACATATACACTAGTAGTGTATAATAAATTAGGCTGTATTGTAAGAGGTCTTTCAGAGAGAGTGACACTAACTGTATTTGCAGCAAATTGAGGGCCATCTGCTGATAGAATAAAATACTGTCTATTTGGCCAAGTATTGATAGCTCGAATGCTACCCGAGGCTGAAATATTACCTGATACAGTTAAAGCTTGACCTGGTGCTGGAAGACCTGAAATACCTACTTGTCCTGTATTAGTGGTGATTATGAATGAAGTAAGAACTGTCGTACCTGTTCTACCACTACCAATTAATCTATTAGTAGGTTCTTCATATCTAATTCTAAAACCTGAAAAAGAGCCCGTTAAAGTTTCACCGATATCAAAAATAGGATCTACCCCGTCGTTAGCAGGATCGTGAACAAGATTGAATGTACGGGCACTTAAAGAACCAATACCAATTGATGTGCTAGATGTGGCGCCAATTAAAGTGCCACCGTCTGTTATTAAAATACTTGTTCCGGTTAAGCTTGTTACTTGCTGGGAGTCTATAATAGCTGTGGTAGCATTAATATCAGTAACGGTTGCATTAGTAATAGTGGCATTCGTTGCAACGAAATCTGTGGTAGTTGTAGTTCCTAAGACTCCTAAGTTTCCAGTAACACTAAACCCCGAGACTTCCGAAATTCTAACGTCAATAATATTAACAACTGTTGAAAGACCAGTTAAGTTAGTTACTAAAAGTGTATCAAAGGTGCCTGTTCCAGCTGATAGGCTTGTAAAAGACCCTGAAACGGATTGTATGTAGTTAAAAGACTGGGAAGAAGGAGCTGCTGTAGCTAGTTGTCTACCTACTATTTCAATACCAGCTGAGACAGGGGATGTAAAAGTTAGTAGTCTTAAATTTCTATTAACGGTATATTGATCTATATCCTGTACAACACCACCAACTGTAATAATAAAAGAACCAGCTTCATCGAGCATAGTCCAGGTACCAGGAATAGGCCAAACAGATGCTGGTACCGATGCTGTAGAAGTCCAAGTTTGATAAGTTGTTAAAAGAGGATAAGCCTCATTGATGCCTTGAATACCATTAACTGCAGTAATTGGAGCTAAAAAGATTTGAGGTTGTGTGATATATTCTAGACCCATTGTATATTATTTATTAGAAGGTTATTGAGGTTAAAAGCCCTTTTGTAAATTGCATTGTAAAGGGTGTAGCACCATTACCAGACATAGCGCAAACAGATGTTGTAAGGGTATTAGCAGGGGTTAAAAATAAACTAAACAAATCATTATTTGCGGATAATAGTTGCTCGGTAACATTTAACGAACTAA